TTCCCAAATGAAACTCACTATGACGTACTACTTACAAATACCGCAGGGCTAAAAGAGTACTATCTAGAAGGAACTATTTTTGTCTCCGAAGGGTACACGACATGACAGCTGTGTACGTAACTACTGTTGAAAATACAGTTACAGTTTCGGACGATGGAAGCATCGTCAGTGTTAGAAGTGGTGAAATTTCAGAGTCGGCGTTTGACGCTCTTGAAGGTAGAGTAACCGCGATTGAAACGTCGTTTGACGCTGGTACCTATTAAGCAAAAGGGTTGGCAGGTGGCCGGTCCTCACGCGGTGCCGGCCTCACCGCAGCCTGCCACTGCGGATCGCCTAAACGCCTCAAAAGGGTTTAGGGGTCAAGCTTAGCAGGTAGCTAAGCTAATTGCATGATCGAGCTGATCGCTGCTGTTGCTGGGGCTTCGATCTCCGTTGCCGCAATGGGCGCAATGGGATTTAGTCGCCGCAGTGACGAGGCGCGTGATGCGGTCATTCGGCTTACTGCAGCAGTGGAGCACATCGCCACGCAACTGGAAGTGCTCCATGGCGACATCCGTGCCGATCGTCAGGAGACCTTCAAGCGCCTGAATGGGGTTGAGCAAAGGGTATCTAAGCTAGAGGCACGGCCGCCTGCTTAGCCATGGAGTTTCTTTCGCATCCTGCCTTCTGGATCTGCGTCGCTGCTGCCAGTGAGTTGATTGCGCTGTCGCCTCTGCGCGATAACAGCATCATTCAACTGGTGTTTCATGCGCTGCGCGCGCTGAAAGGAAAAAAGCTCTGATCAGCTTTGGCAAGCTCGGTTGGCAGCGTCGACTAGAGCAAGCTATCCGTCAGTGGTGGTTTGAGCTGACGTTACCGGCCAAGCTGGATCAATCCGAAGCGGAGTGGCACGCAGCGCAACCTGCGGAGCCAGAGCCGGTGATCACTCATCACGCGGTTGACGATAACCTGCAGACAGGCGAAAGCCGCAAACTTGGCGGCGCGATGGAGATCAAGTCACCATGGTCAAACTGACCGACCTATTCAAGTACTACAAACACGGCACGCCACATCAAATGGCAGCCGTGTCTGAATTGGAAGCTGAGCTATTAAAGGTTGCGCCTGAAGTCTTCAATAGGGATCAGCATTGGTACAAGACCTGGCAAGCTGGCGGCAAGTTGCATAATTATGAGCCAGCCATAAATCTCATTAAAGAGTTTGAAGGCGTGCACCTTAGCGCATACCCAGACCCATTGCACGGATGGGACGTTGCAACCATCGGCTATGGCACCACGCGGTATCCAGATGGCCGCAAGGTGCAACGCGGTGACAAGATCACCGTGATTGATGCCAATCAACTGCTAGCGCTTGAAGTGGAGCGCATCGCTGCAAAACTGCGCAACAGCGTGCCGTTTTGGAATGAGATGACGGGCAACAAGCAATGCGCGTTGATCTCCTTCGCTTACAACCTTGGCGCCGGCTTCTACGGCAGCACTGGTTTTGAGACGATCAGTAAATGCCTTGTTGGCAAGGACTGGCAGGCAGTGCCAGCAGCAATGGAGTTGTACCGCAACCCAGGCAGCGCTGTAGAGGCAGGTTTGCTGCGTCGTCGCCGCGCAGAAGGCAGGCTATGGGCTGGTGAGCAGCAGCAGGATCCATCCAAGCTGTCACCCAATAGCGCATTTACAGCTCGCATTACGCCGCACGTGCAGCTTGGTGAGTTTGCGCTATTTCAAGAAGCACGGCGCTTTGATCATCAATACCAGCTCGACACGGCAGCAGAGCTAGCGGCATTCCTTGAGCGTGCACGTGTCAAGTTTGGCGGCAAGCCTGTAATCATCACCAGCGGCTATCGCCCGCGTGCCATCAATGCAGCGGTAGGCGGCTCCAGCGGCAGCGAGCACCTATACGATGCACCTGACGTTGGTGCGGTTGATTTCTACATCCGTGAAGTCAACATCAACCACGTGCAAGAGTGGTGCGATCAGAACTGGCCGTATTCGCTCGGCTACGGCGCACCTAAAGGATTTGTGCATTTAGGAATGCGTCGCGGCAAGCCAAAGGTACGATGGGATTATTGAAGCCACTGCGTGGATCACTGCATTGATGGCGCAAACCTCATCCCAAAACGCAGTGCAAAACATAGATTCAGGCAGCAAATCTTTGAGGCATGGCAGCATCAATGTGCCTACTGCGGAGATGCGGCTGACACGTTAGATCACGTCAAGCCGCGCCACAAAGGCGGCGCCACTGTAACGGCAAACCTTGTGCCAGCTTGTAGGCCATGCAATCGAAAGAAGGGCAGCGAAGAATGGCAGCAGTGGTTCAATCAGCAGGATTCCTATCTGCTAGATCGTGAGCTTGCTGTGCTGCACTGGATTCAAGCATCTGATGATAAAACACCCTAGCCTGCCATTCTTGCTGGTGATCTTTACACATTCCCGCTAGGCAGACCCTCCAGACGTTCCCGACTTTCTGTATTGTTGGCGCCAAGTGGAGTGCCTGCCAGCGGGTTGCCTATCAGCATACGAAGGCGGCTGATGCCACGCCTTTGTATTTCGCACATGCGCGCACGTGACAGGCCCATGCGCTTTTCTAGGTCATTCCATGGCACTGGATTGCGACTGTTGCGTGCGTAGATGATTTCACGAGTGCGATCATCTAAATGCTCATCGCAATAGTCGCGCACCGTTTCAAGCTGCCAATCGTATTCAACGTCGTATTGTCTTTTATCGGCAATGATGTCAAGAATGTTAGATGATTCATCTTGCGCAGGCTTATCAAGACTTGTGACTCGATATGACTGCTGCAATGTGTCAGATATTACCTTAGGGGTCACATCAAGCACTGCGGCAAGCTCCGCCATGGTTGCTGTGCGTCCATGCTCTTGCGCAAATGCCTGCGCTGTCTTGTTGAGCTTGATCAGCATTTCATGCACGCCAAGCGGCAGCCTGATGATTGGATCGTATTGAATCAATGCACGCCCGATGGATTGACGGATCCACCAGTAGGCATAGGTGCTGAATTTGTATCCGCGAGTGTAGTCAAACAGCTCAACAGCGCGCGCAAGACCGATGTTGCCTTCCTGGATCAGATCCAGCATGTCAAGCGTTTGCGTGTTGCGCCTGCTGTACTTGCGTGCAACATGCACTACAAGCTGCAGGTTGGATTGCATGAACTTTTGCCGCGCGCGCTCACCGCTGCGTAGTTCACGGCGTTCTTGTGTCGTTAAAGGTCTTTCAAGATCCTTTAATTCTCTCCACTTTGAGACGCGACGGCCAAGTTGTATCTCTTGTTGCGGTGTGAGTAATGGATACCGCGCGATACTGTTCAAGTAGTCGCCAATAGCGTCAGACATGGAAAATCCGTTAGTGCATACAATGGAAGCACAATTCCACGGCGCTGCCAATGCTGCGCAGCTACGTGCGTTACATGCTGCAGCGGATTGGGGTGGACTGCTGGAATATGCGCTGCTGCTAGCCGAGCAAGAAGCAAGCCAGCGGTCTCAAATCCACTGGCTTGCGCAGGAAGCGTCGGCAGCGTTGCGGACTGGTCTAGAGCAGTGGCACCTAGATGCCGCTGAAGAACTGCTTCGAGGCCGTCGTCATGAGATCTGAGTTGTAATGACCTGTGACGCTGTAGCTGGTCACCGGCTGCTGGCTCATGCGGAAGAACACCATCTGCCCGATCTTTAAGCCAGGCCAAAGCGGCAGCGGCAGGATCTGACGTGAGTTCTTCAGCTCCAAGGTGAGCACGCTGCCATGCCAGCCGGGATCTGCGTAACCGGCGTGCAGATTTTCGTAGCCTTCGCGTGCGCGGCTTGACTTGAGGAAGAACAGGCCGGCAATTTTTTCCGGCATGTTGAACACTTCAATCGTCTGCGCAAGGATGAACTGCCCAGGCTTCAGCTCGTAAGGGTTCTCTGCCGTGCGTCCTGCAATGCTGAGCGGACGCATGTTCAGGTTTTCGGCAGACTCGATCATGATCGTGTCACCAAGCCGTAGGTCAAGGCTGGCAGGATTGATCAATGCCTCGTCGTAATTCGGCACCATGCCATCGGCGCACAGCGCTTTGATTTCGTAGTCGCAGAGGATGGTCATTGGTTGAGTGGATAGTGGGTCTGATTATTCGGGCAGCGCCTCCAGTGCGCGGCGGATGGTGTCGGCAGCTCCTTCCTTGAGGTAGCCCCTGTCGAAACTGATGTGCAGCTCGTCAAGCGCCTGCTCCTTCAAGCTCGGCGGCTTGGGGCGGCGGCTGGCGCGGAGTTCCCTGCTCTTGATTCCCGACCACTTCCAATCCACCCACTCACAGCACGCCTCCAGCTCTTGGTCTGCGCCCCATTGG